ATATTCTAGATATAAACAAATCTCTGGTGGTGTATTGGCTAACAGCTTGAGCCAAGCATTTAGTAATCCACAGTTTGAGAAGCTAGATAAGTATCAGAAGGAAGTGGCAGTTCAGAAGATTGTCAGTATGTCACGCAATGCAGCTACTAAGCAGCTCACTATGGAACTATACAAAGACAACCCAGACTTTGCAAGGCAATGGTATAACGCCTACCTTGAGAAGTATGGAGCACAAGAAGCCGTAGGGTATAGGCAATAAAAAAGGGGACTATTATAGTCCCCTTTCTTTTTAGTCTAACTCAAAGAAGTCACCAATGTATATGGATACAAAGGGTATCTTAATGATGATGCCCATAAAGCCCACCACTTCTTCTTTGTCACTATCACCAAATGCAACGATGTGACAGATGTCTTCATTGTATTCAATGTCAAGGCCAATGCCTGTGCGTAAGTTAATTGTTATCATGTTTATCTTTCTTTTCCAGTGTCTCTTTCATTTTCTCTAAGTACACTTCTAATTGCTCTGTCAACATCTTTAAAGCTTCCATACCAACAGCTACATAGATTGGAATGAATGTCTCAAACCATGTGATGTCATAACCAACAAACAGTTTAGCTGTGATAAGCAATAAACAGATTACTTTTAATAGGCCATATTTTTCAGTCATCAATAGTCTCCATGTGTGGCACTGAACGAACAGTGGGGAACTTCGCTTTGAAGTCTTCGATTGTCATGTCTCTGCCTAAGTGAACCTCAACAAAGCTAGTCCCTTCCAAGACCAGCCTTGTCTTCAGTTGCACACACGCTGGACAATTGTCTTTAGTGTATACAACCAGTGCCATTAGATTTCACAACCTGCTGCTGTACAAGCCAAGGTCTGTACACCTTCAACATTATCATCCATTTCAATCAGACTATTCCAATCAATGGTGGATGGTGTTGTAGCTAACAGAGCTTCATACTGTTCTTTTGTACAGTCTTCGTATGGGGCCTGTCGATAACTACCACCATCATAAGGCAAGAAGGAGACACCAGACATTTCATCGAAGTGTTTCCATACCCATGCACCAACTTCAGGCCACTCATGTTCAGAGACAGAGATGGTAACAGAAGGCTTATGCTCACACCAGTGACGCTGATAGGCAAGCCACAGCTTCAAGTGTTGCATAGCTGACAAGTCCTTACGAAGCAACGCACCTTCTGGAGCCTTCTTAGGGAAGGTGAACACAACGGTTTGTTCTGGCTTCATAACACATGGCTCAGCTGTTACGCCTGCATCAATCAGATGTTGTGTCAATGGGTCTTTCTTGTCTCCACGAACTCGTCTAAAATAATACTCAGCATGACGGGCATGAATACCAGATGCACTATCAGTGAGCTGACTGACAGTACCACTAGGCTTAACACAAGTAATGGCAGCACTGGCAGGAATACCAAGATGCTCAGCCATAATCCCATTAGTTGCGACACACACAGCTTTAAGTTCATTCAGGATGCTCTCAAGTTTAGGACTATCAGGGTTGTTCAACAAAGCATTGTCAAGAATACCTGTCATTGATACACCCAGCAAACGCTCTTCCTCAGTGTTCTTTTGCCACACCTTACGTAGGTATGGGAAGTGGGTCAATGTGCTCTGGAATGTACCTAAGATGGTCGCTAAACGTGCCTTACGTTTCAAGCTATCCACTGTGTCATCAGCACGAACAATGATTTCGGAAAGGTTACAGAACTGATATGGTCGAAGAATGATTTCAGAACAGGGATTAGTCCCGAAATCAAAGTCACTATTGCGTCTTCCATTTTGTTTCACCACCTTCTTAGCTGCTTCACGATTGAAGATACCACGCTCACCACTCTTGCTCTCATACAAAGAGTTCCACTCCTGCATGAAGATGCCAACATCAGGACGCTCTGTATAGCAGGCACTGTTGTTAGCCAATGCACGTTGACCATTCTTCTCCCACCATGCACCACTCTTAGCATGACGCATACGATCATCTGATAGGTTTGACAGGCTAATCATAGCACTACGGCGTACACCACCTACAACTACCACCTCACCAATCTTACACATAATGTCGTGACACTCAAGGCTATTCAGCTTACGTCCCTTAGCACCCTTAAACACATTGGATACAAACTGGAACAGCTCAACCAATGGCTCAGGGCCAGAGGCACGACCACCGAAGGTCTTCAAGCGAGCACCCTTGGGACGTACCTTAGATACATCCCACTTAGGAACTTCACCTGCATAGAGCAAGGCAATGACTTGTCGTAAGCTCTTAGCCCAGCCTTCTTTGCTGTCTGACACTACAACAATTGTGTTGCTTTCAAACAACTCTTCTGGAATGTCGGGCAGCTTTTGAATGCTCTGACGCTCAACAGAGAAACCAACACCAGTACCACACAGAAGAATATACATAGCCTCGTCAAAGGCTTTAGCATCATCAATAGGCAGATAACTGCAATTGTAACCAGCTGTGTTATCACGCTCTAATGCCTTCCCTGCTGTCATCAAACTACGCATAGAGGGCATCACCTCCATGTTAACTACAGCACTCTCCAGTTCCTTACGCATTGTGTCACTCAGTGTGTAGTCTTGATTCTTCTTCAGCTGTGCTGTCATGAAATCAAAGTAACGACCCACTGTCTCTGCCCAATCTTCTCGGCGTTGTTCACTATCCATGTAACGAGCATAGCGACTCTTGGCAATGTATTCCTCGTAACTACCCATATATGTTGTCATTGTTTTCCTTTGTTGTTGTTTAATAGCATTAAGATTGTATTGATAGCTTCTATCAACATGAACTGTTCATGCAGAGGTATCTTGTTTAATGGGAGTACAGGCTCGGGCCACTTATTCCTAACAGCATTCCAGAACTTTGTTACATCATCTGTCATTCCAGTTCCTTTTCAATCTTATCTGCTCTGTCTTCTAATACATCTATAAACCTGTTGACCAGCTCTTCGCTGTCAATGTCTAACAGTTCTAATATTGTAACACAATCTTCACGCTTTAGCAAGTCTGCAATGTCATGAATGGTTAGGCTCATAGCGTTCCTTCAAGTAGCTGAGGCTAACAGGAAGTTCATCGAATGCCCCATCCTCCACCTCATTAAACATCCAGATGCCTGACCAACTACCATTTGTTTGAGGGGTGAGGTAGCCTTCGTCATGTGTGTAGCAGATGCCGCCAAACAATCCTGTCATACGTTTACCATCAGCTCTACGTGCATAGGCAATGCCTCTGTCCTGTACGTGTCCCATTACACAGCTCATGTGCTTCTTTGAAAGCATGAGCGCAGGGCTTGATACAGGCCTTCCCATAACACCGCTAGTAAAGTAATGACAGTAAGCAACCCCATCAATAACAACAGGCTGCAAGAAAGGATAACATTCAAAACCATATTCATCCAGCTTAAAGTCGTGATAGCCGATGAGCCCATCCAACTTCCTATCCGATTCGATCGCTCGTTGAATTCGTTCTTCATGATTGCCAAGCAAGAACACCATGCGTGGATTCCATTGCTTCTCCTTGTTACGTTTAAGTCGTGCCTGCTCTTCTTTAATGGGGGCTAGAAGGGCCTCCATGCCAGCATGACCAGCCTCAATGTCAGCATGGTAGGTACGGCCCTCAAAGCTCTTCTTGCCTACATCATAGATGGACAGGCTAGGCATATCCCAATGATCACCAAGGTGGATGATGACATCAGGCTTCTTGTCTGCTGCATACTTACCCACCCATGTCAGGTGATTGAAGCTATTGCCGGGCTTACATTGCGTGTCGGGAATAACTAAGTGTCTCATTTGTTTACCTCTACCTTTTCAATTGCAAGCTTTAAGTTGATAAGCTCATCAATGATAAGGCTAATCTTCTTTAGTCGTTCAGTCTTTCCCTTGTTATTGTGAAAGCCGAAATCAATTGATACAGCTCTGTGACAGTCTGCAAGTTTGAAACCAAACTCTTTGTAGTTGCCTAGTTCATTAGAAGCACAGCATTCAATGTATG